GAACGAGGCTGCAAAGCACTATAAAAAATGAACGGGCGGTGGTAATGATGGATTCACTTGTGAGTGATGAAAAAACTATCAGATGAGGACATAATGATCCTCTCAAGCGGTCAATCCTGAAATGCCAGGAAACATAGATCGCTTATCAACAAAAGGCTAACCTATATCAAGATTTACAAAACAGTGCCAGCAACTATAGGAGTTGTCTGTGAAGCCCACACATCTTGTTATTCGCATTCATTATTTGAGAACATTCACTGTTAAAAAATGCACCGGCTTTGTAAACCGACTGGCACCTTTGAGTGTCCTCTAATAATGAATGATATAATCTTATAAACACATAATGGTAAAACAACGCCCCTCGACTCTGAATCTTGGATCGGCTCCCAAAGTGTGTTCATATGAGTAGATTTCATTCCCTGATCGTCTAACGGTAGGACAGCAGCCTCTGACGCTGCTTATATTGGTTCGAATCCAGTTCAGGGATCCAAAATATTTGACACAATGCTGCAAAGCATATATAATACAAGTTATATTGCCCCTTGGTGTAATTGGCAACACGCCTGATTTTGATTCAGGAGAGTTCAGGTTCGATCCCTGGAGGGGCATCCATTGGTAGTCGCACTCTTTTTGTTCGGTAGGCATAAATAATAATATGAAATGTAATCACTGCGACAAAGAATGCAAGAATCCAAACGCTCATCGTAATCATGAACGGTTATGTAAACTTAATCCTAATAGACAGCAAACTGCAATTATCAGCTATAATCAGGAAGTAGGAAATAACAACAAGATTCCTTGGAATAAGGGATTGAGCAAACACACTGATAGTAGAATTGAACAACATAGTTTGGCACTCACTGAAAAGTATAAAACAGGTGAGCTGGTGAGACCTTCGCTTACGGATGAGCAACGCAGTGAGCTATCTGCTCGTGCAAAGAAAAACGGATTGGGTGGGTATCGCCCGCATCCTAATAGAGGCTCATATTATAACGGAACTTGGTTTGATTCTAACTGGGAAGTGCAGGTTGCAAAGTCTCTTGATAATGCTAATGTCAAATGGTCCCGACCTAAGGTAGGGTTTGTGTGGAATGACAAAGGTAACAAATATTATCCTGACTTCTATTTAGAAGAATATGGCATTTACTTAGATCCAAAAAATCCATATTTGATGAAGAAAGATAACACAAAAATAACAGAAGCCCAAACAAGAAACAACATACGAGTGATGGTCTTAACCGAAGATCAGCTTGAGTGGGCTGTAATAAAAACGCTTCTATAGTTAAGTGGTATAACATAGTCTTGGTAAGACTAAGTTCTGGGTTCAATTCCCGGTAGGAGCACCATTTCTTATTTGGTCTCTTAGTTCAGCCGGATAGAGCGTCTGTCTTCGAAACAGAATGTCGGGGGTTCGAATCCCTCAGGGACCACCAAATATCATGCAGCCATAGCTTCAACTGGATAGAGCATCGGTTGAAGGTTCGAATCCTTCTGGTTGCACCAATTTCATGTACGCTAAGTGTTACGGTAGCACGACTGGTTCCAACCCAGTTAGCGTGGGTTCGACTCCTACAGCGTATGCCAATTAAACTATAAGAGTATTATTTTTCTTGTCGAAATCTAACCTCGAATCTTCTATGAACTTGAATAATTCTGAACTTATGATTTCTCTACAGGTCCTGTGCAAGTGTACAGGGTGATATCCCCACGGATGAGACAAGTCAGCAAAGAGGTTTTCTCGGTGTGAGTACGTAAAGATGTACGAATTTTTTCCTTTATAATCACGTCCATTTTGATAGAAACGGTCGATCATGTTTTGACTATAATGAAATATATCTAACTCTGAATCCATAGTTTTAGTTTTCGTGAATCTAACACTATTGTTGTACAGCGGTAAAATTGTCCCTATGGTTTTAGTTGTAGGATCATAGACTTTTTTGGTAAAAAGATTGTCTAGGAAAATAATAGGAACACCCAAGGTGTCCAGAACCTGATTGAATTTTTTGAGATTTCGATATTGAAATATAGCTAATTCCTGAATCCCGTGATCGTATGAATACCTGTTGCTTCCTACGATTTTCACAAACCAATCAGGAAACGAAGTGTACCGAACGTCTAGCAGACCTAAATCGAAGACTTCATCTCCGTCGAAGAACAAATTTTGAATTTCATAACTGTAATCTAAAATAATTACAGAATTTTTTGGTACATTACTTACGAAATCAAAAAGGCTGGGCTGTTTCGTGACAAAACGATATTGGCGTTCTTCTGCACTGGTCTTTTTAGAATTTTGCATTTCTTCTTGTAGGCGCAAAGAAATTTTACCGGGAGGGTGCATACCTCTACTGATAGAACCGGTATATGTTTTGACGTTATAAGTTTGAGTGAGCAGTGGGTTGCATCTAATGATGTCTCCGATCACGCAGCTTCCTAATGCAATTAGATTTGTTTTTTCAATCATGTTATATTTAGTATGGTGTTGGTAGCTCAGTTGGTTAGAGCGTCGGATTGTGAATCCGAATGTCGCGGGTTCAAGTCCCGTCCTTCACCCCAGTTTCATTCTCTTAGGTCCCTGACGGTAGGGGAGCATGACTGTTAATCATGTTGCTGTAGGTTCAAGTCCTACTAAGAGAGCCAATTCATGCACCCTTAGCTCAGTGGTAGAGCATCGCTTTGACTCAGCGAAGGTCATCTGTTCAAACCAGATAGGGTGTACCATTTTTAAGGATAATTTATGCCATTACAAGAACCTCATTATCACGAAGACAAGAAGACTGGACTGTTAGTTCGTTGTATGAATTCGTGTTCAAACTTGATTACTGATTATAGATTCTGGATTGGCGTAACTATTAGTTATCCACTAGAACACTTTCTCTGGGAACATGTCTGGCCCTTCAAGCTAGTAATGCAGTTTCTCGGAATTTAACTTATGGCGGCGAGTGATACCACTATAATAGTGACGAACAAACGTCACCGCTGCCCCATTCTTATGCGTCCGCATACATGGACTACCTTCCGAAAGTAGCCCCAGTATAGAAAAAGAGCGGGCGCGCCATATCAAGGAGTCGTGCTAGAGTGGCCGATTAGACTATCTTGGAAAGGTAGCGTACCTTAATAAGGTACCGTGAGTTCGAATCTCACCGACTCCGCCAAGCACAACGGGGTATAGCGCAGCCTGGTAGCGCACTTGTCTGGGGGACAAGTGGTCGTCGGTTCAAATCCGGCTATCCCGACCAATTCAAGACAACGGGGATTAGGAAAGTCTGGTTTAATCCGCCTGGTTTGGGGCCAGGAGATCGTAGGTTCGAATCCTACATTCCCGACCATTAACGAGTAAGTGTTCTCATTATGTGATGATGTTTAATTTCCTCGTCCTGATACATTTCAGGACTTGTATGGAACCAAACTACGATTGCATAGCGAACACCCTCTACTTTCTTGACACCATGAAGATACTGCCAACTACCAGGATACATCAATATGTCGCCAGCATTAGGCTTCTTCTCAATGTCAAAGAACGGAAAATATACTTCGCCTCCTTGATAGTCATCATTTAGATACACTACGCAAGTTATGTCACGGTTGATATCACTTCTGCGAACAAATGTGCCGTCTATGTATTGACCATCGATGTGCGGCCAATAGTGAGTTCCGTCAGGATAGTGAAGAAAGTCTATAGAGTGTGTGCTACACTCTACACTATATTGACACTCTACGAGCTCCTTACAGCGTCTTACAAGCTGCTCAACGCTATCAGCGAAGTTTGTGTAATCTACAAAGTTAGCTGCACAGATGTCAGGATTGTGAACAGCAACATACTGTTTGTCTACTATTTTACCTACAGTAGCTTGAGAAGACTTTGCTTCTGTTGCAGAGTTCAATAAGGTCTTGATTAGATTATTATCAACTGATTCTGATAGATGCTTAATCTGTCTGGGGTCAAAATGCATATGTTATTTATGAGTACTCCCTGTAGTACTGCACAAATGTTGCGGGGGGAAGGGGCTGTGCAGGCCCCGAGAGTTTCAGAGGTTAGAGCGTTGTGGGTATAGCTGTAAAAAAGCCGCTTATGCGAAGATTGATTGGGAACCCTCACTTACAAGATTTTCGGGGCCTTAGCTCAGTTGGGAGAGCGTTTGTCTGGCAGACAAAAGGTCAAGGGTTCAATTCCCTTAGGCTCCACCAAGATATGGCCCGGTCGTCTAGTGGCTAGGACACTGCCCTTTCAAGGCAGAGAAGCGGGGTCGGAACCCGTTCGGGCTACCATAAAATAAAGTTAGAATTGATTTATTATTTCATCGGCAAAAAGCCGATGTGATTCTATTCCGACATGTGCTAAATCTCTTGCTAGAGAAGTAGAACGGTCTGTAGTTGCTAAGCTAGAACTCTCTACGTATATAAATTTTATGCCTCTAGTTTGACACATCATTTGTATTCCTAATACGTTTTTTTCTCTATTGAAAAAATCATTATTTTCGTCACTTACCCAAAGTTTATACATTATTTCACTATCTTTATTAGGACAGTGGTTTATCCCTAAGTTTTTAGGTGAGCCCATCATACACTCCATACGGATTGATGGAGGATTCATTAACACTATTATCTTAGGCTTAATTTTGTCGATGTATCCATGACATAATCTGAAAGCTGTATCGCAAGAACTACCTCCGACTCCTAAATTTACACACTGCATCTTTAGTTGAGCAGATATTAGTTCTGGCCAAATTGTTTCTAATGGTAGTCCAGTACCTACAGTATAACTGCACCCTAAAAACATGATACTTGGCTCGGATGTAAATTCGTTACATCTAAATCCAAGCGAATTAAATTGATATGTAAACGGCGTATAATCTAACCACCCGTTACGTATCAACTCAGATCGCCGATGTTTCATGTTATACTTATACATGTCCTCAGTATCACCGGGTACCCATGTAACGGTTCTGCTAGGATACCAGCTTGTATAAATTGTGTCATAGTTTGGAATCATATTTATATTTATTAGTTTAATGCTCCTGTAGCTCAGTTGGTAGAGCACCTGATTGAAGATCAGGGTGTCGGCGGTTCGAACCCGTCTGGGAGCACCATAATTTTCTTTGCTGGCATCAGCAGAGTAAATACTATTACAACATGCGGCTGTGGCGGAATTGGTAGACGCCCTGGTTTTAGGTACCAGTATCGTAAGGTGTGGGGGTTCGAGTCCCTTCAGCCGCACCAAAATTCAGAAATAGCAAGAACAATTACCGAAGACACTGTTTTAGTGATGATGCAGGAGAGGTTGTGATTTCTGTTCAAGAATCGGAAGAAGTCATCGGTCTAGAACGATGCTTCAAGGCACACTATGAGGGTCACTATAACTAGAACCTGAACTGCTGAACCGATACTGCGCCGCCCGTATGCAGTATAAATATCCCGGGCCTAGTTTCTTGCCCGTATGGTGGAATAGGTAGACGCGCCTGACTCAAAATCAGGTACCCAAAAGGTGTGGGGGTTCGATTCCCTCTACGGGCACCAAGATATCGCCTCATTCGTATAGTGGTATTACATCTGTTTCGTAATCAGAGTACGGCAGTTCGATCCTGTCATGGGGCACCAAATTGCTAAATAGTAGTTTGGAGATTACTATGTTTAGAACACTTATACTATCAGTAGCACTATTATTTTCTTTCCCTGCATATGCTCAGGTTGAGAGAGAAACATCAGGTTCCTTAGGCGGAACAGTTATCAATGATGATAACATTGTCCTTACTGGTGCATTCAAGCACGTTACTGACACAGGCCCTAGAGAATACTCATTTGAAAGTGATATTCTTTATAAGAGTGCTAACGGAGTAACATCTAGAGAACAGATTAACGCATTTGCTAAAATCAATCAGGACATTCATCCTAAGCATTATGTTCAAGTAGGTGTTAGATATCGTCACGACCCAAGAACATTCTCAGAAGATCAAGCAGTTTACAGCATTGGTCATGGTTTCAGAATTGTAAAGAACAATAAGACTAACCTATCAAACGAACTTAGCATTGGTTATAAACATGGTACGGGCGGATACAGCGATGTAGTGGTTCGTGAAAGCTTATGGATTAGTCATAAACTTAGTAAAACAGTTTCAGTCGCAAACAAGTTTATGATTGAGCAAGGTTCTAGCACCTTCATTCAGAACAAAGCTGAAATCAAATACAAGTTAAGCGAGAAAACAAGCTTTTCAATACAAGACTTATATACAAAAGATTGGCGTGAAGACAACACTATATCTTTTGCATTCACATTTAAAATCTAATACTCCCTTAGTTTAGCGGTAAAACACCTGGCTTATATCCAGCATCGTCTCCAGATTAGAGAGCGTCACAGGTTCGAATCCTGTAGGGAGTACCAAAATGCCCAGGTGGTGGAATGGTAGACACGCAACGTTGAGGTCGTTGTGGGCGAAAGCCCGTGAAAGTTCGAGTCTTTTCTTGGGCACCAACAGATTCTGGTTGACAATGAGGTCAATCTGATGTAATGTAAACTGACAATAAGGAATATCAGTTTGTAGATTAAGTATATAAAGAAACAGGAGTTTTTATGGCAGTACTAGCCTTAGACATATCGGGTACCCCGCGAACGTGGGTCTCCCACGACGAAGCAATTTCGTATCACGCAAAGAACCTGGTAGCTTGGACACTAGGCGACGTAATTGCTAGATATCGAGGTGGCTATCGAATTGATGGTACGCAGAGTTATCTTGAAACTCCTAGCATTATTGCTATTAAGGGTGAAGGCTTCAACTTCAAGAAGCACAACAAGGTTATCTTGACTAACAAGACTTTGTTCGCTCGTGATCGTAACATTTGCGGCTACTGCGGTGTACACATTAACAATCACTCTAAGTTGAGTCGAGACCACATTGTACCTAGGTACCACGGTGGTATTGACGAATGGACTAACGTTGTTACTTCTTGTATCCCTTGCAACCAAAAGAAGGGTTGTAAGAGTTTGAAGCAATCAGGTATGGAACTGTTATACATTCCATACGAACCTAACCACTACGAAAACATGATTCTACAGAATCGTAGCATTCTTGCTGATCAGATGGAATATTTGATGAGCGGTGTGCCTAAGCACAGTAGAATTCTGCAAATAGCGGCTTGACAAAAAAATGTCAAGCTGCTATACGCAGAGTAAATAGTTCGGTGGTTCGAATCCATCTTAGGGAGCCAAAATTCGCCCTTATAGCTCAGTTGGCCAGAGCGCCTGATTTGTAATCAGGATGTCGTGGGTTCGAATCCTACTGGGGGCACCATAACACGAGGTCATCATTGGTAGAGTATAAATAGTTCTACTTATGATGACCCGTTTTACTGAATTGCATTGGTTCAACTTTCCTGACCGAGAACCTAAGATATTTACTAATTCTCTACGCAACATAATGTTATCTGTTGGTTATGATATTTGTAAATTTAGTAAACCCACGTACCTGTATGAATACAGCGGCCACATACCAAAACTTGATGATATTGCACACTCGCCTGCTACTGTAGAGTTTCTAAATAAGTGCGGTGTTGACTTTTACCTAGGTGAACCATTGTCTATCGGTACACCTGATAATGTTGTTAATTGTAGTGACACTGACTTTAGGGCACCCGAACTAGATTCTATACGGAACTACATCCTTCGTAATAATTTGACAAACGTTACCGTGTACGTAGGAGACTACAACATAGAAAAGTATACCGATTATTACTCACCATATATGAAGTTAGTAGTAAAAGATATATTTTTGTATTCCACAAAACTTATGGAACCTTCCGAGCCCGGGCTACAAACTAACATTACATTTAAGTTTGTAAATCTCAATGGACGATATACTGAGTATCGACATATAATAGCATCGTTCTTGAAAGATAAACCAGCAATAATGAGCTGGTTCCATGATAAAGATTTACCTGTGAAAACGGATTGGTATGATTTAACTACATGGAACAGTTCTATTACAGAAACATTGAATGGTGAAATAGGAATTCGAATTGTTGACAAGCCTTATTCTACATTTGCTCAATTTTCTGGAAAACTAGAAGAAGTTTACGCAAACTGTTTTTGTGACATAGTATCGGAGTCTAGATTTACAAGCCCGCTAGGAAACATCAGCGAAAAAACTACTAGATCTATATTATACAAGAAACCGTTCATTTTAGCAGCATCATATAAGACACTAGAATATCTTAAGACCTTAGGATTCAAGACTTTCAGTGATTTTTGGGATGAATCGTATGACGAGTGTGAGAACCATGAAGGCCGAATAAAAAAGATTTTAGCATTAATTGATCATATCAATAGCATGAGCATTGATGAGTTGAAATTGATGCTACATCGTATGGAACCCATACTAGAACACAATTTTGAAAACTTAAACAAAATTTCGAGTTTCGGTAAAAGAAAAGGTTGACATATGCTATCATATACACTATACTGAAAAAGTAATCAAGAGATTGGCCCTATAGCTCAACTGGATAGAGTACGAGTCTTCTAAACTTGGGGTTGCAGGTTCGAGCCCTGCTAGGGTCACCATTCTTTTTGTTTGTAGAGTAAGTAAGATATAAATAGTTTCATGGGGATATAGCTCAGTTGGTAGAGCGACGGCTTTGCAAGCCGTAGGTCCGGGGTTCGAACCCCCGTGTCTCCACCAGAATAAACGGGGATTAGCGCAGTCTGGTTCGAATCCTACATTCCCGACCATTTTTACCGTGCCTCGTTAGCTCAGCGGTAGAGCAGATCCTTTACACGGATAAGGTCGGCGGTTCAATCCCGTCACGAGGTACCATTTTTTAAAACTACGTAGTTAATGATAAATAATTGTTCGCTATCTGACAGTAAAATTAATATTAGAAAGGATTTTATGAGTTGGCACAGGTTAATAAGCACATCCTAGTTACAGGATATATATCAGAAGCCCCGGGACCCGAATACGTTTACACACTTCAAGACTGGTTCAACCGATTAGTTGAAGCAGTTGACATGAAGGTCTTGATTGATCCCATATGTGTATGGTGTAACGATGAAGGTAATGAAGGCGTAACAGGGATGGTGGGTATTACCACTAGTCACTCATCAATTCATTTTTGGTCAGGTGAACCAAGTTTTTACAAGTTTGATTTGTACTCGTGCAAAGATTTTGCACTTGAGTCTGTAGCAGAAATGCTAAAGGAACTTGGAACCTATAAGTTCACTTACACTGTTGTTGATCGTACAGACGATGAACATCCTGTCATCGACTCTGGTGTAATTCACTTCTAAAATTTCGTGCCCAGGTGGTGTAGTAGTAACATTCTGGTCTCCAAAACCAGCGTCGGGGGTGCGAATCCCTCCCGGGGTGCCAAACTTTCTGAAAATAGTTCTTGACATTACCCTCAACATGTCGTATAAAAATGTTTTATGCGAGTATGGCGGAATTGGTAGACGCCCGAGACTTAAAATCTTGTGTCCTTGTGGCGTGCCGGTTCGAGTCCGGCTACTCGCACCATTCTTTTTAGTAGCAGTTGCGTACTATATAAATAGTTTGATCCACTTAAGGATCCAAAAACAAAAGGAAAGTACATGAAGACTATTACTACTATTGCTGCAATCGCAGCGTTGACTACTCTTGCTGCTTGCGGCAACGCAGAAGCACCAGCAGAAGTAACTGCTACCGAAGCTGCCGCTACCGAAGCTGCTAATGCTGACGTAACTGCACCCGAAGTCGGCGCATCCGCTGATGATCGTGTTGAAGTTACTGCTCCAGCAGAACAAACTGGCGGCCCTTGCGGTGATGGCACTGTATTGGGTGAAAACGAGAAGTGCAAATAAAGGATTACAACTAATCTAAGGAGCCAATCATGAGCAATGTAATTCATGTTGAATTTGGTAAGAAGAACGATGCACAGGAAGTGCCTGATAGCCTTACTGCTTATCTAGATAGTTTGCGTGAACAGGGTGTTGATGATGAAGACATTCTTGACACTATTGACGCAATCAACAACGTGGATGCATACTTTGCCGCAGACGATGAGGTAAAAACATTCGCTGATGGTTGGCTCCATCAGTTTCTATAAAGCTTAAGGGTGCGCGCCAGAGCTGGAGAGCTGGGGTGGACTGTAAATCCATTGCGTTCGCTGAGTTGGTTCGATTCCATCCGCACCCACCAAACATTGCTCTTGTAGCTCAACGGTAGAGCCCGCCTCTCATAAAGGCTTGGTTGGAGGTTCGAATCCTTCCGGGAGCACCATTTTTTTACCATAGCCCTAAACGGGCTTAAATACTTTATAACGGAAGCGTGGGTGAGTGGTTGAAACCTACAGTCTTGAAAACTGTCGTACTTTAAAAGGTACCGTGGGTTCGAATCCCACCGCTTCCTCCAGCTATATAGGAAACATCATGTACGTATTATTTCTTGACGATGTTAGAAATCCAGATGATGTGACATGGGCTGCATTTCCTAGAGACGAAATGATCTTCACGGTTAGAAGTTACGAAACCTTTGTTAAGCATATAATGATTAGCGGAGTTCCCGGCTTTGTGTGTTTTGACCACGATTTAGCAGATGACCACTACGTAGCAATGCTTAAGGAAAACGAAGCGGATCCAGTAAAGCAACTTGAAACAATAGTAGACTATGGTTCTGAAAAGACAGGGTACGATTGCGCTAAGTGGTTAGTAGATTACTGTGCAGAGAAGAAAAAGAAGTTTCCTCCGTACATTGTACATTCGATGAATCCAGCAGGTAAAGAACGAATTTCAGGCTACGTCGAAAACGCAAAGAAACATTTAGGTATATAATGATTACTGAAAAAGTTATTTCGGTTCACCATTGGAGCGACCGAACATTTAGTTTTAAAACCACTCGTAGTCAAACTTTCAAGTTTAATGCGGGTGAGTTTGCTATGTGTGGTCTTAACATTGATGATAAGAATGTATTGAGAGCATACAGCGTAGTTAGTCCTCCCTGGGCAGACGAACTTGAATTCTTAAGTATTAAGTTAACTGATGGTCCGCTTACAAGCAAACTACAGCATATTCAAGTCGGCGACGAAGTTGTGATGAATCCAAAGACTACAGGTACGCTACGCAACGATGCTCTCAAGAAGGGTGGCGAATTGTATCTGTTAGCTACCGGCACTGGTCTTGCTCCATTCATGAGTTTAATTCGTGATGTTGAAACGCTAGAGACTTGGGACAATATTCATATTGTTCATAGTGTTCGCAATCGTGATGATTTAGCATACTATGATTTGCTATCAACTGGATTCGCAGGTGACGATTTAGAAGAAATGGTTAAGCCTGTGCTGAACTATATACCTATCGTTACAGGAGAAGGTGGCAAGCGTATCACTGCACAGTTAGGAGACACCTTGCAGATTGACCCTACTAAGGATAAGGTTATGATTTGCGGCAATCTTGACTTCAACTATGAAGTTGCAGAGTGGTGCAAGGATAACGGAATGAAAGAGGGTTCGTTGCGAGAACCTGGCGACTATGTTCTTGAGAGGGCATTCGTAGAGAAATAAATAAGAATACGGAGAGTTGGGTGAGTGGCTGAAACCATCTTCCTGCTAAGAAGGCGAACTGAGAAATTGGTTCCGAGGGTTCGAATCCCTCACTCTCCGCCAAACACATCTGGAGAAAATATGAAAACTATTATGCTATTGGGTTCAGGTGAACTTGGTAAGGAATTTGTTATTTCTGCTAAACGTCTTGGACATTTTGTTATCGCAGTTGACAGCTACATCGATGCTCCTGCAATGCAGGTTGCTGACCGTAATGTTGTTATTAATATGCTTGACTCAAACCAATTGCATACAATTATAGACGCTTGGATGCCGGATATTATTGTACCAGAGATTGAAGCAATTGCAACAGAAGTTCTTTATGCCTATGAAGCAAACGGAATTCAAGTGGTTCCTTCTGCTCGTGCAGTTAATCTTACTATGAACCGCGATAAGATTCGTGACCGCGCCGATGAATTGGGACTGCGTACTGCAAAGTTTGGTTATGCAGAGAATGTAGATGAGTTTACTCAGGCAGTATTAAATATCGGTTTCCCCTGCGTAGTTAAGCCAGTAATGTCAAGTTCTGGCAAAGGGCAGAGCGTAGTTCATAATGCAGAGGAAGCACAAGTTGCATGGGATTATGCTGTGAACAATATGCGCGGTGATCGTAAGAAGGTTATCGTTGAGGAGTTCATTAAGTTTGATGCTGAAATCACATTGTTGACTATTAAGCAACATACAGGTCCTACACTTTTTTGTGAACCAATAGGTCATGTTCAGGAACGCGGCGATTACCAGTATAGCTGGCAACCGTTTATCCCTGACAATGTAGAATACACTAATTCAATACTTGCCCAAGCACAAGCTATGGCTGAGATTATTACTGATGATCTTGGTGGTGCTGGATTGTTTGGAGTTGAGTTCTTCATCAGGGGTGACGAAGTTATCTTTAGTGAACTTAGCCCTCGCCCACATGATACTGGCATGGTT